GGATTCTTTTAATGAAAAAAAAATGAAATATATAAAAGATTTAATATTAATAGGTCAACAATCAAAAAATATTAGAAATAAAATATTTGAAGATGTATCAGAAGGAAGATTAGGTTTACAACAAGCCTTAAAAGATTTAAGAGTAATTAAAAAGAAACCGTATGTTTATAATCTTAATAGATTTAATTTTTTAAATCACTATGATAATAATAGTATTGCTTTTCAAAGAAAAGCTTTAGATTATATTACACAGGCTCGTACTGCTTATTTTGAAAATCTTGTTATTAAAACAGAAGATGGTACATCATTTAATATCATTACAGATCCAAAAAGTGGTAATGAAAGTCCTAAAAAAACAGGAGTGTTAAGTGATGTTGTAATGAGTATTTTTTCAAAAATATATAATGAATTTGGTATTGAAGCGAAAACTGCAGGTACAGCAACTAATTCTGCTGATATTCAATTTCCTAAATTAACAGCGACTGCAAGATTATTAAATAGTCTTTATCCAGCAGAAGAATTAGAAGTTAAAGCAGCAGTTTTAAAAAATGGTAATGCTATATTTTTTGGTGGTCCTGATATGAAAAAACATATAAAAGAATATTTAATCGCAGTCTTTAATGAAGATCATTCAAAAATATTTTTGTGTATGACTACAATTGATGGACCTGTTGATGTTAAATCAGGTTCAAAAGATAAAACTACAATGGATTTAAAAACTATATTACAAAATCATAAAAATAATATAAGATTTATATTAGGTTCTATTGACAATAATAATATAGTATTCAAAAATTTAACACCTAAAACCGTTAAGGAGGTAATTTAATTGGGGTTAAAAGTAGAGGTTAAGAATAACAATGTCGAAAAGGCAATGCGTATTCTTAAAAAAAAGATGTTAAAAGAAGGAGTGATTAGATTGTATAAAATGAAACAGTCCTATGAAAAACCTTCAGAAAAACGAGTTAGAAAACAAAAAGAAATGCGAGCTAATTTTCTTAAAAAAAGAAAGCTCGAGATACAATTAAGAGGTTATTAGTTTTTAACGCATATTTGAACCTGTATATATATTATAGATTAGGCAATTCATAAGTCCTAGTCGGCGTTAAAAAATGACACTTCGGTGTCGCAAATCGGTGACCTTTGGCAGTTTGCACTCCGTGATAAAAGAAACTGCCACTAGAGGTAGACAGTAAGAGTGAGTAATGTAATCTATATTTAAAAAGACAATATAGTAAATCTCATCACCTCTATTATAAGTGCGACATTTTTGACCACTTGAAAAGTTAAAAATCGTACTTATATAAGTAGTATTGAAAGTGCCAATAGTGGGCTTTCAATATTTTAACTTGCTTAACAAAAGGAGTAAAAAATGACTAAAAATCAATTAAGCATATTTAATCAACTGAAACCTTTTTCCGTAGGTTTTGATCGAGTGTTCGATCATTTTGACCGAATGTTTGATGAGGACTTTGGACTAAGAGTACCTTCAGTAAACTATCCACCATACAATATTGTAGAGGTTACTAAAAACAAATACAATATAGAAGTGGCTCTTGCAGGATACAATAAAAAAGATATAGATGTATCCGTAGAGAACGGACAGTTAACCATCAAATCTAAAAAGTCTGAAAAGGACGAAACAAAAGACGAAGATGGAAACACAATCTATAAAGGTATTGCTAAAAGATACTTTGAGAGATCATTCACTTTAAGTGATGATGTTGAGATCAAAGGTGCCGAATTAAAAGACGGCCTATTGACTGTATCTTTAGAAAAGATAGTACCAGAGAGTAAGAAACCAAGAACAATCGAAATTAAGTAATTAATTAGATTGATTGAAGGACGGTCTATTCATTTAGGCCGTCCTTTTTTGTATACCCAATACTAGTTCCTTATCTAATTTACATGCATGGATAAAGTAGTTGACATTTTAAAATAACTGTGATACATTATATTATATATTATGAAATATAATGAAGATAAAATCTTAAATGAAATATTAAACTATATCCAATCTACTTACGGTCAACATTATTCTGTAGGTGAAGATGGATTTCAAGTACAAGATTTATTTAAGACTTTAAATATTGGTAAAGATTTTTGCCACGCCAATGCGATTAAGTATCTGTGTAGGTATGGTAAAAAGAACGGGTATAATAGGGTTGACTTATTAAAGGCGGCACATTATATTATATTATTATTAAACTATGATAAGGAGACATTGAAATGAATATAAGTACGGACACTCTGACGGTACTCAAAAACTTCTCAGAGATTAATCAAAACATTTTGTTTAAACCTGGTTCAAAAATTAACACTATATCACAGGGTAAGAATATAGTTGCACAGGCAGAAGTATCAGAGAAATTTGATATGGAGTTTGGTATCTATGACCTTCCAGAATTTTTAAGAACAGTAGAAATATTTGATAAACCTTCATTAAAATTTAATGGTGGTGACTATGTAACTATATCAGATGAAAAGATTAAACAATCTATTAAGTATTTCTTTTCTGATAAATCAGTTATATTAACAATTGATAATGGCATCAAGATGCCTGATAAGACAGTGGCATTTACTCTTAAAAGAGATGATTATGCCAGATTACAAAAAGCATATAATACTCTTAATCTTCCTGATGTTGCAGTCATAGGCGATGGTAAGAATATTAAATTATCTACAACGGATAAAAAGAATAAAACTGCAAACTCTTATTCTATAGTCATTGACGAAACTGATAAGATATTTACTGCATACTTTAGAGCAGAAAACTTTAAGATTCTACCTGATGATTATGATGTTGCAATTTCTAAACAAAAAATAAGCAACTTTACAAGTAGAACCAGAGCGATTCAGTATTGGATAGCGTTAGAACCAGATTCTGTATTTTAATAAAACTTTGGAGTTTTTATTATGGCAGATTTTTTATGGGTCGAAAAGTTTAGACCTAAACGCATACAAGATTGTATCTTACCAAAAGAATTAAAAGATACTTTTACACAATTTTTAAATAAAAAAGAGATACCTAATCTTTTATTATCAGGTGGACCAGGCACTGGTAAGACCACTGTCGCAAGAGCACTGTGTGAAGAATTACAGGCAGACTATATCATTATAAATGGTTCAGATGAGGGTCGTTATATAGATACTTTAAGAAATAAGATTAAAAACTTTGCATCCACAGTATCACTTACAACATCAGCAAATCATAAAGTCGTAATCATAGACGAGGCAGACTATATGAATGCAGACTCGGTTCAACCCGCATTAAGAAACTTTATTGAAACATTTTTTAAGAATTGTCGTTTTATCTTTACTTGTAATTATAAAAATCGTATCATACAGGCACTTCATAGTCGCTGTACAGTCATAGATTTTAAGATTGTAAATGGCGAACGCGTAAAGGTTGCAACTGAATTATTAAGTCGTTTAGGTAAGATACTTGACGGTGAGAGTATAGAATATGATAAAAAAGTATTGGCAGAATTAATACAGAAACACTTTCCTGATTTTAGACGTATCATAAATGAATTACAACGATATTCTGTTAGAGGAAAGATTGATAGTGGAATATTGTTTAGTCTATCAGAGGCAAATACAAAAGATTTAATTACAAAATTAAAAGACAAAGATTTTAATGGTATGCGAAAGTGGGTCATACAAAACCTTGATAAGGAACCGAGTTCCTTGTTTACAGGTATATATGACGTTTTATACAACGCTTTAGAACCTAAATCTGTACCACAGGCAGTGTTAATTATTGCTGGTTATCAATACAAGGCAAGTTTTGTTGCAGACCAAGAGATTAATATGGTTGCGTGTTTGACTGAAATAATGGCTAACTGTAAGTTTAAATAAAAAATGTACGAGTTAAAAGATTATCTTAAAGCTATCAATGAAACAAAAGAACCCTTACTTGATAGTGATGATTTAATGTGGGATAAAAAGTATCCTCCTTTTGTTATAAATCGCTGTCTATCTATGTTTTGGGATACACTCATGCCGGCCAATGAAATGAATGGTCTACACTTTCTACCGAGACGTTTACAATTTCATTTTTTAATAAATACTATAAGAAAAAAGAAAAGGTTTGGAGGTAAGTGGTTGACACAGTCCAAACTTAAAGATTTAGATTATGTAAAAGAATATTATGGATACAGTAATGAAAAAGCTAGAGAGGCTCTAACAATACTATCCAAAGAACAGATTGAAGAAATTAAAACCAAGCTAAGTAAAGGTGGGAGAACTAGATGAGTGATTTAAAATGGTCAATTGAGGATATGTTAGAGGTGACCATAAAGCAGCCAGATGATTTTTTAAAAGTAAGAGAAACATTAACACGTATAGGTGTTGCTTCCAGAAAAGATAAAACGTTATTTCAATCTTGTCATATACTACATAAACAAGGTAAATATTACATAACACACTTTAAAGAATTATTTGCGTTAGATGGCAAAACGGCTACACTAACAGAGAATGATGTCCAGAGAAGAAATACAATCGCTGTGTTATTACAAGACTGGAGTTTAATAGATATAGTAGATAAACAAAAGGCAGAAAACAAGGCGCCTTTGAGTCAAATCAAAGTATTACCATTCAAAGAAAAAAAAGAATGGAATCTATTGGCTAAATATAACATAGGTAAAAAAATTGTAAAAGATGATGAAAGTAAAACAGATGGTGAATAAATGCAAGTACCTACATTCAAAGACTTTATAACAGAAGAAAAAAAATCTGATAACGAACCTATCACGGTAGTTGTCATTACTAAATCTTCGCCTAAAGTACGACATCAAAAAACAGGTAATCGTAAGACTAAAAAAGAAATTACAGTCAGTTTTATAGAACGAGCTTGTAAAAAAAGAAAGATACCTTGTTTTATAATTAATACCAAACACTCAATCATTACAGATAAAGACGAAGAAAAAAATAGTTTAACAATTTATAACTATGATGGCCAAGATGGTAAACAAACCTTTATTGGCAGAAACACAATCGTTATTACGAGAGCAGGCGCCATAGAAGACGAGGCCGGTTTATCTTTAATCTCAGCATTTCAAAACTCAGGTGCCTTTATGTTAAACACAAGGGCGTCAATGTTGACTTGTGATAATAAACTTACATCAGCACTTCTATTTGAAAAATTTAATATACCTACACCTAAGACAGCGTTTGTATCTAATGAAAAAAATATTGATAGCG